TAACCAATAGATTTTCGCCAGTAAGTATAGCATCTGTTATAAGGTTTGGTGAAGTATCTACCGCCACACCAAGTTCAAAGATAGAAGATCCAGACGTAGACAATACCCTTGCGCTCGCTCCACCTACATTGTAGGCAATAATAGTATTAAGCTCTCCGCTACTAATTGTATTAAAAGAATCAAAGCCTGCGGTAGATGTAGTACCATCTAGGTCGAAAGAGGTTCCGTTATAAGATAACTTGTAAATCTCTTGAACAGAGTTGCTGTATGCCACTAAGTCACTACCATCAAATAAAGTTTTTGCAAGCTGTATTCTTCCAGATAGTCCGCTGTACTTCACGCCTTCGTCAGTGAACGCAGAGCCGTCAAAGCTATAAATACGGATGTTACCATTATCACCATTGTAAACGGCCATATGGTTGGTTGTGGTAGGTGCTATGGATAGTCCTACAATATCGTAATCAGTAGCAGTAACTAAAGACAAAGGAAGCTTTGAGCCTACTTGGTTTACGGTTAGTGCGTCAGTATCGATATCATAAACGCCGATCTCACTCTGAGTCATAACCGCGATCCTATCTTCAGATAGTCTAGTTATATACATAGCACCTGTTTGGATCATATTAATGGTATCAGAAAACTCTTCATCCAATACCACAACTGTTTCATTATCACTAATAAGAACCTTTTCGCTAAAAATAGTTATTGTATTATCAGTATTAACTTTTGCATGGTAACCAATATCATTTATCTTTGTTATTTTAGATGATGATAATACTGGCGTTGATATTTGGTTTGACTCTTCCCAGTTAGTATAATCTTGTGAAATTCCTTGAGCCGGGTTATTGCCTGTATTGTCGTTTTGAGATGATACGAAAATACGCCCGTCAACCGATGCTAACGAGTTTTTATAGTAAGTCTGAGCCTGTGTCCATTCCGGAACGCCTTGCTGATACAGGTATGATACGAGCTGAGTAGCTGTGTAACCAAATCCATTAAAGTCCTCTAATGTTGGAAACTCAGAAGGGCCAAAAACCCCAAAGCCTCTCGCAAAGCTAGGGTTTAGGTTTTGAGCAAGATCGTCCGACGATGTAGAATCATCAAAAATTGTTCTTTCTCCGGCCAAGGCCTCCGAAGCGAAGGCCTTAACATTTGTATTAGGTCGATTAATTTTAGCCATTTTTATTCCTTAGAATTTTTATTTATTTTACCCTATTCTTTCCCATAAGTAAAGAGCCAAATAAGGAGGTAGATTACTAGCTTCATTTGTATTTGTGTTTATTGCGTGATTATGAAAATCACTTTCCAGTTCTTTATTATTAAATGCGTGGCCCAGAGATTCTAGGTTTTCTGCATTTTCGCTATTGCCAGAACCTGTGACCAATCTACCACTTACCGAAGGTATTGAGCCGCTTGATAGTACGCCATCAGTCTGCTCTGCGCCCCAGTCACTTCTACTTACTGTAGTGCTAACCTTAACCGCGCTTGTACCGCTTGTAACACTGTGCGTGTGAGATTTATCGCCGCCACTGGCATTAACATCATCAAAGTCAGAATCTGATCCATCGTGACCTACAATAAATTTACCTTCTATTTTTTGCCAAGTACCAAAGCCAAGTATTTCCGCAGGGTTCCTTGAGTCTTCCGCGCTCATATGTATAGCACCAACTGGATATCTAACGTCTGTCAATAAAGCTTTAATTGCGTCATTGATATTAGTTGAATTAATTCCGATGTCCGATCCATCAAATGATAAATTTTGACCGCCATCAAGCCTGCGCCAAAACGCTGTATCTTTAGGGATAAAGCTCAAGTTGTAGCTAGTAAGCCTGTTATTAAAACCAGTCGATACGATCCTATTCTCTTCCGTAAGTGCCACAACATCCACCGCTGGTTGCATTAGCTCTTGAATGCTTGTTAGTTCCGGATCTGCTGAAGTAAAATCATAATTATAAAGCAGCGTACCGTCTTGACTTGTTGCTACTACGTTACCATCTACCCCACCTATTATGTTGGGATTAGGGGTGTGAATAGAGTTGCTAGATACATTGTTTACAATAACAAAGTCACCATCAGTATTTACAGAGTGGCTAACAAACTCTTGTCTTCCTCTATCGTTAAATAGAACAATATCTCCGTTTCTACTTATGTTCGATACCTGACTTTTAAAGCCAGTAATGTTAGATGTGTAAACCTGCTTGTAAAACTCAAAATTAAGTCCATTAAATGAGTAGCAATTAATCTCACCGTTCGTATCTGTATAAACAAGGATGTAATCCAGCGTACCGTTGCTAGGTAAGTTATCACTAACTATAGAGCACAAGCTAACAGAATTATCAGGGCTTGATAACTCAAGAGAATTCCCTACCTTTGTGAATGTTCCGTTTTCTCTATCTATATCATAAGCTAATATGTTAGATCCGTTAGTTGCAAAAACCCTAACACCCTTTGAAGAGCATACTGATTGAGCAAATGTTGAGTCGCTAGTTGCTGTATAAAAAACAGTCCCTGACTCCGGTACGGCTAGTATATTCTTGTTAGGCAATACTAAAACACTACCTTGTTTTATATTGGAACTTCCATCACTTGGCAAGAGATCGTCTACGTTACCAGATATGGCAGTAACCTCAAACTCACTATCAAATTTTAATACATACTTATGATTTAATCCGTAAACGTACACTTGAGAATCACCAACCCTCTGTATTTTTAGAGTAACCTCAGTATCCCCAGAACCATCACCTATATTGGCAAAGTCAGTTTCCGACAGTATTGATACTGTATTTAGCGCCTCATCATAAGAAGCTATTATTAACCCTGTTCTATCAGACGACTGTAGGCCAACACCTCTAAGCGCTATAATATCATCTCTTATAAAATCACAAGCAGAAAAAGGAAACGTAACAGAAAATGATTGAGACGAATCAATGGCTGAACTATCAATAATACCTTCATAAGAAAAATCAATGCCATTAAAAGAAATTAGATTTCCATACACGTCTACAATTTGAGCATCGCCATTTAGTTTAGGTACAAACCCGCTATACATTGGCTGTCCGTTTCCATCATTAGCACCACTAGCAGTAATATCAAATCTATTACCTACCTTAGTAAATAAACCAGAATTTCTATCAAAAGAATAAGCTATGATAAAAGCATTCTGCTCTGATACTGGTGCGCCAAAAGTCCAGCCATAAGTAACAAAGATTGTGTCTGAGCTTGGGTCTTTAACAGCACAAGTTGGAAACGCATTTGAATAACCTTCAATCTCTGCATCTTGAATATTAGATGAAGCAGGAATACTAACAGGATCGGGGAACCCTAAAGAGTTAAACAATACAAGCTTTTTTTCTCCATTGATATTAGTATCACATATAACAGAAAAGAATTGATTATCACCAACGTCAACAGTCGTCTCACCTGCTATAACAAAACCAGAAAAACCCATCGCAACATTATCGACAGATGTAGTATACTGATAAGATAAAAAATCACTTGATATAAAGCCATCAACCTCGCTGCCTTCAGAATTAACATAAGATATACTATCATCAGAAGCATCCACCAAGAACAACTTATTGTTGGATAAATCGAATTGAACAAATTGATTGTCGTTTATTGACGCAGTAGATGCAGAGGGCGCTTTGTTTTCAGTATTTGAATTACTTAACCAAAGTGAGTTCTCTCCAACCGGGTTGTTACCAATATTATCATTTTGCAGAGATACGTAAATAACGCCATCCTCTGAACACATTTGGTTCAAATGATACTCTTGCTGTGAGTCATATTCTGCAATACCTGACTGAAATAAATAAGAAGTAAGATCCGATAAGGTAAACGCGAAAGCGTTCATGTCTTTCATTTCCAGTACTTCATCCGGCCCGTAAACCTTAAACCCGCGCTTGTAGTCGCTATTAATATTAGCAGACAGGTCATCAGTCACATTAGATGTGTTAAACGTTGTACGCTCGCCCGTAGCCGCTTTAGATGAGAATGAAACTATGTTTTTATTTGGTCTTAAAATTTTTGACATTATTTACACCTTTAGTTTATTACTATTTTTCTATCAAATGGAGCGCCGTTAGTATAACTGGCATCATTCTTGCTTGAGAATGGAGCTGCAAAAGGGTTATTACTTATACCGAATTTAGGCTCACTTGATGAAATCTTTACGTTATTGTAGCGCACACCTTGGGGTCTTGGCAACAAGTTTAACCTAAATATGGTTCTTAATATATCCACGTCTGTACCTTCCGGTACATACAAGTCCATTGACATGTTTTTTTTGTCAACGATATAAGAATCATTACCAAAGGCAAATTTTATAACATCCTGTATACCATTATTTGTATCAGAGGTTAAAGAGCCTAACGCGTTATTCTTGGCTATCTTAAGTTTTATAAAAAATCTATAAACCTCATCATCATTTAATACAGGTTCAGATCTCTTTATCCCAACAATCTTACCAATCTTATCGAGAGTTGCGCCAGTAGCTACGTCAATATCAAACTCCTCAAGAAGCGCATCCGCTGCGCTTTTTATTGATTCGAATTGAGAAGAAAAATTTGCAATCTCTGCTCTTGCGTTAGGTTTATTGTAGTATTGTATGATCAGTAGATTTATATACTGCATAATAAAGTCAGACATTGTAACTCCTTAAATTAAGTTGATATCGATGTTATCAACATCTAATACGTATTTAGTAGCAGGAACGCCGTCAACAAGAGTATCGACGTAATCAATGCCATTACTACTGATTTCTAAATCAGTGGCCACAATGCCGTCCTGCGTCGTATAAATGATATTGTATAGCTTACTTGCTACAACGTCATCACCAATTGAATAGGTTGCGTTAGATAACTGCTGTTTTATTAAATCTGTATTTGGAATTATTCCACCTTCACCTTTGATATTAACCTTAAGAAAAATATCTGAGCTAATAGGTCTATCAAACTCAACAGTAGTTGTTCTATCAAAAGTCAAGTCACCAACCGTAACCGTTTCCGTATACTCTCCAGTAACATCACCTTTTAGGCCTGTACCAGTATCTTTGTTTTTAATTATAGTTTCTGTAATACCTTCAACAGTTCCGCCTTCAACTACCACCCATATACTATGAGCCTCCATTTGTGTATCAGTATCAAATTGATTAGTGAAGTTCTCGTAAACCGCTAAGTCTGTAACGTTTGGTAACTGAGCAATTGCAGAAAACATACTTCCCACGCCCGTGCTTGACGGATTTTGTAGTGACTTGTTTCGCTTAACTCTAAGTTCAACGTCAGTTTCCTCGTCTTGCCCTACCGTTGCCGAAGTGTCGTTAGTAATCGATACCACACCTAACACGATGGTTGCTTGTTCGTTTACTGTGCCAGCTTGCGCTTCTGTAGCGCCGAACTCTTCCGCGAATAGCGTAACAGTATTGTCACCAATAAAAAGCGTCTTCTCGCCGTCAGTCTCCCACAACTGGCCAAGCTCATCTTGGACTTTATAACCTACTGGTAGCGTTAGATTACGTGATACATTAATTGTTACGTCAACTTGTGATTTTGTTGCCGGACGCCTTGTTATGCCCGATAATTTTAGTAATCGCTCTAAACTCAGTCCTGTTGCGAAGTCTGGATCTAATGAGTTATAAAGAGACGATAAGTAAACTTGCATATCTAAAATTTGACGCGCTTCGATAGCTATACGCTGTCCGTCCGGAGTATCTTGGTCAAGGTTGATATCGTTGCCGTAAATAGCCTTGTAGCCATTAGCAAGCTCGTCAAAAACCTCTTGGTATGTTTGTATCTCGATGCCGTTATCTGTTAACTGTATCATGCTTGTATTCTCTCTGTAATGACTATTTGTAATTCGTAAATATCTGTGTAAGTAACCTCAACCTTTGCTACTCTATCACTAACTATTATTGATACACTATCAACACTAAGAACACCTTCTGTAGTTATAACTACACTCCTAACAGCTCTCTCTAGCGTTAGTTTATTGTTAGGGGTAGATAGGATAGATAACCAATCAGTTCCTGCGTTTACGTCTAAAAAATAATCATTCTTAAACGATCGCAGCCTTGTAGCTATATTTTGCCTAATAGCTGAGCTTTTCTTTTTGTAGCCTGCAAGTCCGCTCCCGAACGTCCAGTCGCCATTATTTGTAATTGCTGAAACTTTCATTTTGCCACCGATATTAGTTTATTAATTATTATACAATAATTATGCCCTTAAAGCAATTTAAAAAAAGCAGCTATCGCTGCTGTGTTTGTTTTGTTTGATTTTGTATCCATTAGTGAGAGGTTGAGGTTTGTTTTAAATGGATAGCTTATAATAAAAAATAAAAGAAAGTGAGCGGAGCGAATTAAGTAAGTGCAACGTTTTTGTAATTACTATTATATAAGGGTGTCACAAAACGTTGCACTTTACTTTTTACACTATACTTGTTATTATACCACTCTTTACGGTTACTGATTTTCCGTTTAAGTCTAAGAAAACGCCCGTTGCTCCATCTTCCCCATCAACCTTATAATCCTTGGCGTCGTTACTTCCTGTTATCTTTTGACTACCATCCTGCTCCAAGTCTCCTTTATGCTCGTGATCTCCTTCATGATAGCTGTCACCAATATTAGTTATAACTTCTGGTATAGATATTGCAGCCTCTAGAGGATTAACACCAACAATAGCAAATCCGTCTGAGTAATCATGCATCCTAAAGTCTGGCTTCTCCACATCATCACTACCACCGTACCAAGCATCAAAACAACGCTCAGTAAATACAAGCAAGCAATAATCTCCCGGCTTTATTGGGTGGGCGGTGTACGATCCACCGCCTTGCATAAATATTGGTGGAACCTTAATAAACTCTGGCATCTGAACAAGCTCACCATCAACATCAAGAGGTATTATAACTTTGCAGTTTATTGTCTTTTCGTTTACTTTTGTCACCCTTGCTATAGTGGATGTATGTAGGTTTGATAATGCAAAATCTATCTCACCTCTCATTAAATCAAATAAATCACTTCTATTTTTAATTTGCATTTCCATCTCCGATATTTACACCAAAGGGCTTTGCTGTTATAGTTTGATTCCATAAGTCGCCGTAATTATCGCCCTGTATATTCATAGATGTTACAACATAAATGCCATTTACGCCACCTTCTTTAGCATCTCTCTTATCAACCTCGCTCTCTACCTTAACTTTTCCACCAACCTTAATAGCTGGGTTTAGAACCGTATTGAATACAACATTTAAACCTTCTCTTGTTGGCGTGTTTATTAATCCGGTAGATGCCTTTACTATTTGAACTTGCTCAAATATAACCTCGTCTGATTTTATAACATGGCATTTTTCTTCACCTATATAAAATATATAGCCGTTTTCTCTTGATGCCTTCCTTAATTCTTCAACGGCGTTTCCAACAATAACGATTGGCCTTGTGTTAACGACTTTGGCGGTAACCTTCCCTTTCGCAACACCTGTTAGTTCGTCAACAATTTCTTCAACCTTATCAACCCCGGCGTCTATAACCTTAGTTACAAATGACTTCTCAAGAGCCTCTCCGCCGTCAGTAGCTTCAATTTCAGTTACTATGTCAGCTCCATCTCTTAAGCTAATAGCGCTAAGCACAGTTCCTTTAAATATAGTTTCCGATCTGTCACCATAACCAACATCTAAAGTTACTTTAATTCTTTTGTCTGTCTGAAATCTTTCTTTTGATATTAATTCTCTTGACTTTTGTGCAATATTATAAATATTAATTGTTGAGCTATTAAGCCCGCCCGATATCGATTTATTGCAAGAGAAAGATATTTTTAAAGGATCGCTAATAATAACAGAGCCTGTTTCTGTAGTTACTGTTAGCTTGTAGCTTCTTAAAAATCTTTTATTTTCCATATTACACCTCTACACCCCTAAGGTCTGTCATAGATTCATCATCAAGCATCAGTAAAGTACACCTACCGCTAGTAAAATCTGTAGATAAAAACGGATCTAAATCTTCACCGCTGTTATCTACCACTATAAAATCAATTGGCATGTTTCTTGATACCATATGAAGCACACCAACTGATAGCTTTGCATTTTTTATAGCTTTGTCTCCAATAGTGCAGCTAATAAACCACTGCCCAACTTGTGGAATAAATCTTAATTCAAGTTCAGCTTGTACGTCATTATAAAATAGCGAGTGTGTTTGATGCGCTTCGCTTGTTATGTTTCTTACTTCTCTAATCATCTTAAGCCCCTTCTGTTCTTTTAATGAATTTAATTCCATACTCATCAAGCACACCTCCAAGTACGCTTTCTGCTGCTTCTTGAGGCTCTTGTGGGCCTTTATCTTCATTTTCAGATACTGCGTCAGATTCTTCTTGTTTTGGAGCTAGTGCTATATCAGACGCTTGTGTTTTTACGAATGTTACTTGTGTGGCTTCTATTGAAAAACCAGTACTGTCACCTTGATTATCATACTCAAATGATAGTGACGTTATAACCATATTATCCAGTTTTTGGTTGTCTGGCATGTCTATTGATATAGGTCTTCTTCCCTCGTAAAACGCCTTCATTTGATTAACAAATTTTTCTCTATTTTTAGTGTCAGGGTTTGAATTAGACATAAGGTCTGAGAAAAATCCATCAATCCTATCTATCTCATTAACAACTCTCAAGGCCTTATTATTTACGTCGTTTATAATACCTTCTGCCTTGCTTATTTGCGACTGTGTTCGTTGTGGAAGATACTGATCTACCACGCTAAGTTTGTCAGATATATCTCCAATAAGGCCTATGTTTTTGTTTTTTTCTATATAAATATCAGATACATCGCCAGATATGTTTATGGTTAATGGATCGAGAATTATGTGATCACTTATAACCGTTCCATCTTCTAGCGTTATTGCTGGTACTTGTGCTGTTCTTTGTACGGTCTCAGAAACTCTAGCAAGGGTGGTAAACCCACCTATGCCTAGTTGCGTGCTTTTTTCATTAGTACCGCTAAGGGCCTTTCTTACCGAGTCTCTGTAGTTTTCTAGTTTTGATGGCATTATCTACCGCTCCTTCTGTTTTGCTCAGCTTCTAATGTACCGGAGCCGTATCTTTTGTATACGCCACCAACTGCTGCGTCTGCGACGCTTTCTTTATTCGTATTGACTTCAACAGTAACATTGTTTGTAGTGTTAGATCCGCCGCCAGAGTTTCTAGATTCTAAAGCCTTTCTTGCTCTGTATGTCAAGAACTCTTCATTACCTGTAGGTAGTTGGCCTGTTGATTGCAAGTCTGATATTCTACTTTCTGCCAAGTCTTCACCTATAATTTTACCTAGCTTTCCTATCCAGCCGAATAATCCTTCAATTTTTTCTATAACATAATCAAAAGCATCGCCTAAAATATTTCTAATATCTCCAGCCAGATCTTTTATTGCCGATCCAGCCTTGGTGAGGTCGATGCCAGTCATTTTTTCTACCCAGTCACCAATAACCGATTTGCCGTCATTAAATGCAACGTGAAGGTCTTGTAGAACAAGCAGGAATGGAGCTATTAAAATAGCCTTAAGAGCTACTGGTATTAATGCTAGCGCCGCTGCAAGTAATATTGGGCCAGCCGTAACCGCAAGAAGGGTTCCACCAAGTACTGTTAAAAATCCTATATGATCTTTTATAAAATCAGTAGCCGTAACGATACCGAAGCTTATAACACCAAAAGCACGCTTAAGAGCTGGAGCAACAGATCTAACAATACTAAACATAGATTCTGCCGTTTCATTTAGTGCAGGAAGTAGTGATACTCCCAGCTGCTCACCTAGTCGCTTAAAACTAAGGCCTAATGTAGCGGTTAAGTTTGTATACTCTTCTACCGCCTTGCTTTGCTCAGGCGTTATAAATCCTATATCATCAGCTATTTTTGACATTCTTTGAAGTTCATGGTTGCTTGATTCAAGCAAGCCTATTAGTGATGCATCTAGGCCTAATTCTTCAGCTATAGCAAGTCGCTGTCTTCTATCAAATCCCATATCATTCATTGCTCGTATAGCTCCGAATAATGCTGTTTCAGAGTTCTCTAAATCTTCAGCACCAAGACCTAACCTTTCTACTAAAGTACCCTGCCCTGTTAATGCTGTTTGGTTTACTTGCTGGGATAAGCTTTCCAATGCCATTTCAAGTGATCCAATGTTAGCTCCTGTGGATAGCGCTGCAAACTCTAGCTTTTGTATATTTCCTACTGTTACGCCACTTTGCTTTGATAGTACGTTTAATGGCTTTAGTGATTGAGCTATTGCATTACCAAAAGCTAAAGCCGAGCCAGCAGCCACGGCCAATCCAGCAGCCATTTTTGCCGTGCCTATTGTAGCTCCAGCCAATCCGCTTCTGAAATTCTTTAGAGGGTTTAGGCTTCCAACAAAGCTAAATTTGGTTACTAATTCTGTTACTGTCGCCATTTTTATTTCGCCTTTGATTCTGCTTCTTTTTGTTCGTGAGATTCTATGTCAGATAAGATATTTTCATACTCTAATGCATCTAAAAACTGTGGAGTATCTAACGCCTCAATGTCTTGTATTGTTCCATAACCTTTTTTAACCAGCAGCAAAACTTGGAACATGTAGTCAGATATATTGGTAAAAGAGATGACGTCATCGCCACCCCTTAAACTAGGTATACCATTTAACCTGTAAGGCTGCCTTTCAAAAAAGGGTAGCTTACAACCGCAATGGCCGTTGTGATAAATACCACGTAATCATCAGCGTGATTATCCCAGTGGTCTTTGATTTTACTAATTTGCTGTCCGTCAAATAAAACTTTTTGACTAATTAGGTCTTCGATATCGTCAAATTTTGGAGAATCTAAGAAGTCAAAATCACCCTTTTCTAGCATGGGAGCAATCTTTGTGTAGTATGCAAAAACTTTGCGACGCTCTTTGTGATTAAACTTTCCTGCAAACTCGTATGAGTTTCCGTTAATTTCTGCTACGCCGTCTTCATAAACGGACTTAATCATATTTAATGCTTGTTTATTATCTTTCATAAAAAATCACCATTGTAAATTTGTCTACAAAGGTGATTATACTACATACGCACGTATTGTGCAATATATTTATGCTTCAGTAATTGCGGAAGATACTCGAACTACTGAAAGGTTTGCTGATGGTACTGTTACGCCATTGTTTAATGTTTCGTAGGCAAATATTCTATTATTACCATTTGCCATTCTGGACATTATTCTTAGACTAACATCGTTCTCACTTGAGTCTATGAGTAAACTCTGTGCATAAGCACCCTCTGACCTTCCACTAACTTCATACTTAACTCCACTATCATTTTTTGGAGTCCATACGCCATCTATTAGGAATTCAACCCAAAACTCTATAGTCTCTACATTTGATGTTTGTATATCAATATTTGTTCTTAGGTTTATGGCATAAACACCCTCTTCAATGAGTTTTATTGTTCCGTTTCCATAAACCTCAACACTATTAAGTTCTATAAAATGAGTGTAGGTTACTGGAGCACCAGAGGAGTTAGATGTTATTAGTTGGTTAGATCTTGATACAGCAGTTGCATAAGCATTCTCGCCGTAACTAATAGGCTTATCTATAAAATTTCTATACCTAAGCTCTACCCAGTTTTTATTTTCATCCGCTTCTGTGGCGTAAACGATTAGCCTTTGAAAATCCTCTGCGTTAAGCTCAGATTCAATAATTACCTCTGCATAAACCTCCTGATCTGCTCTACCCTCTGAAGGGTGAGAGAACCATATCTCTAAGTATTCACCAGACGACTTAGGCCCTAATTCTGCAAATTTTTCTTCATATATCTTTGTACCTGTATTATCTCCTCCTAAGTATAATCTGTAGTAAAGTACATTTTCTTCTAATAAATCCTGACCTAGTCTAAACTTTATGCCGTGAAGAGATATTTTCTCTGATGGCGTTGCTGATGTTGCGTACTCAGTTGTTTGTCCTGTTGATGATATATCACCATCTACCTCATTAAACACAAGGTTACTACTGTATACTCGATGAGTTGGTTGAAGTAATCCTAAATCACCTTGGTTTGATGGTATGTTTTGCGGAAGTATACCACCCCAAGAAGGGTAATAGTTTATATTGGAAGCAAGGTTGGTAAAGAATATGTTTTCTTGTCCGCTTGATATTTTATGAGCAGAACTAAGGTAAAGTGAATTAAGTGTGGTCTCAAGAGGTTTTTGAGATACGATTTGATCGTCCTCCTCTATGTACTTAATGTACTTTAAGGTTTCTTGTTGATCGCTTGTTAGTAATTGACTATTGCTAATGTTAGAACCGCGCCTATTTGGATAACTCATGACATCTCCTTAATCGTGATTAAATAAAACAGCACGCATGTAAGATGCGCCAGTTATGCCACTAACAATAACCCTAGCCTTTGTGACAAGACCATCTATAGTTGGAGGCGTGTATGTTGCGGTTGATGTAGAAGATACATCTACGGCGTTCACAGGCGTTGGCTCTGCTGGCGATAGGTAAACGTTACCTAATGGACTAGCTTCAACTGATATTGTACCTCCTGTCGGAGTTACTGGGTTAGATAGAGATTCGTCTGAATAGAATTCAAAGTAAACCTCAGATAGTGATCCTTCATCGTAATTAATAACATCTGTCTCAAAAGTTCCGTCAGCATTTACAGGCAAAGCTCTGCTTCCGCTTTCAGTTTTAAAAAAGTTTTTATCAGCCATTTTTTTGTTCCTTAAATGGTTTATTGCCGGAGTTATGATTATACTACATGATCATAATTTAGTCAATACCGCTGCGCGGGGCTTGTTTTATTTTGTTTAATGTTTTATCCATTGGTTGAGTGACGTTATTGATTTAATGGATAGCTTATAATAAAAAATAAAAGAAAGTGAGCGGAGCGAATTAAGTAAGTGCAACGTTTTTGTAAATATTGTATATATAGGGTGTCACAAAACGTTGCACCTTCACATCCACCGCATTTTGTGATATACTTAACAAAAAACAGAGGAAAGAAAATGATAACAGCAAGCAAGACAAGAATCGACCCCATCAACCACACAGAAGCGTATGAATGTATTTTAGAGGATAGTAAGGGTATTATTGCTACATGCATTGTTCTCAAAATAGGAAGGCTACAGCATGCCATTGAAGGTACCATTAAAATAAATAGACATGATTGGACTGAAGGGGATGTGTTAGATTATACAAATAAAATAGTAAGGCATTAAAAAAGCCCCTTTCGGGGCTTTGGTATTATCCTACAAATACTTGCTTACTTGCTTTTGCTACATCGTTTATAGTGATGCGTTTGATTGTGTATCCGTTGGCGTGATAGCCTTGAAGTATTTCGCTGATACTTGCGAAACCATCGATAAGGCCTAGTTGTTTTGCATGACGTGCCGAGAATGGGTATGCACTAAACACAGTAGGATAATCTTTAGGGTTAATGCGTCCAGCTCGTCCTTTAATAACGTCCATAAAGAAGTTTTTAGCACCTGCGTCTACGTACTTTTTGACAATGGCGTGATCTTCCTTTGTCTTAAGTGGTGATCCAGCAAATATTTCTTTTGCACGAGTAGAGCCAATAACAATAACTTCTGCGCCTGTTACTTTTTTAACCAGTGCTTGAATAGGGTTTGTCATCATTGTCATAGCCGATCCAATGTTACCAACGCTTGCGCCTTTCTGAGCGTAGATAGATGTTGCGGCAGATGCTAGATAATATCCGCAAGAGTGTGCTGCTCTATCAACAACTGCTGAAACCTTAAGGCCATGCATTGTTCGCATCTTAACTACTCGATCGTAATCGTTAGCGCATGCAATAGCATCACCGCCGTTACTTTCGATATTGATAATAAGGCCATCACCTGTTTTTGATATAGCTGCGATTTTATCCAGTTTCATTCTAAATAAAATAGATTCTTGTTGAGTGTAGTTTCCTTTATAGTCAACCACCCAAACTGTTTCTTCTTTTTGTTGCTCACCTTTTGCCCAGCCTGTTTTAATCATACTTTCATTAACATCTACCGCGCAAATACCCTTACAGACCATAGCTTCTTGGAATTGAGTGTAAGAAAATAATAATGAACACAATGATAGCGCTATAATAAGTCCGCCTTTCAATGCAGACATTTTTTTTGCACCTTGCGCTTTTGCCTTAAGCTCATCAACACTGTAGCTCAACGCTTCGTTTTTCAGTTCTTCATTTGTCTTTTGTTTCTTTTTTAAAATACTCATAATGTATACCTTCTTATAAAGTTTATATGACTTATTGTCATATTATTAATATAACTCAATAAAACAACTAATGCAAGTATTATTTTAATTTATTTTAGGTATAAAAAAAGCGAGGTATCAACCTCGCCCTTAAACTATAAATATTAGATGTCGCGTTTAGCGGTTCTAAAACGAATAGTGTATTCAGTAACTGCATTACCATCAGTATTGTTATACGTCAAGGTTGGGCGAGTTGTGAATGAACCATTCTGTAAGCTCCAAGACTCAACAACATCTGTTCCGTTGCGCTGTAGGTTTACTTTATGTGAACCATTGATAACAACAGGAGTGTCTTGACGCTCTAGCTCATTAAGTAAGCTATCGTCATCGCCGTTACGTTGTACACGAACAACAAAGTCATGAACGTCAGCATCGATACGGCGGTTGATATTAACACCACCGTTTGACGCGTTTACGTGCGAGGTAGATGGGTTTACCGGAGTAAGTGTAATGAAGTCACCTTCAGCCATCTCTGTGATTAAGTTACCATTGAGAGTTAGCGTAGAACTCTCAGTGGCATATGCAATAGTAGTCATTTACTAGCCCTCTTTTATTTATTAAAGTTAATGATGATATCGGCGCTATGGATTGCACCAGCGAATTTAACAGCACCTTGGATAGCAGGCGATTTACGAGCCTCTCGATCAACTTGCGATTGAGCAGCTAAACTTCCAGCCTTCCAGTAAAAACCGTTGAGTTCGATGTTTTTATTAAATACATCTAGGTCACCAAAAGTGTCTGAACCATTCCAAGTTCCACCAGCAAATACGCCAGCATTTACGAACTTACGAGTGATTTGTTCAAGCTCATTTACAAGGTAGTTTACGCCTTGATTTGTTTGAGCCACTTTTGTGCTGGTTCCTTTTAATGCATTAAATGCGCCAACTTTAATGTCTTCAACAAAAGCAAGAGTATTATAAACATTATCAGTGAAGTTGTTAGCACCACTTGAAAGAACCAAAGGAACGCCATTTTTAACAGTAGTGTAAACATCTAACCCAACGGTTTGAGCCTTATCGACTTCAGTCTGTGAATAACTCTCAGGAGTAATAGACAGCTCTTTAAGATTCATTGTGATTGCAGTAGAGTCACCATCAAAATTAACCGTGTGCATACGAGCCATATAAGATACAGCCATTTTACGGTTATTGGCTTTTGAATACAACATACGGTAGCGATCTTGACCTGCAAGCTTTGCGTCCCATACTGGGTTACCCGTAACTGTTTCTAAGTTAGATGATTCGCTAAATACGTCATAAATAAGAACATCATTTGCTTGTGCGTAAGTTGCGCGATCTGCAACCTCTGCATCATCAGCAGGAGCATTGATAAAAGTAATACCTTTACAAGGCTGTTCAGCTAAGATAGCGTTTAAAGCAGATGCTACATCTTCAGGCTCACCCGGAACTGCGTCAGTACCGTTTTCAACTACCGCGCCAGAACCAAACTCAAGATTTAGAAGAGCACCAATATAAGTACCCGGATCTGCGAAATCAGTAGAATAGTCTGTGGTAGATTGAGAGCCAGTCTCGCCAGTGTCTATATAAATCTTGCCTTCAGAGTTGAAGTAAGAGACTCTAGGGTTTGTGATACCAGCAGGTTGTTGAGCTTCAATAGCGTCCTCAATTATATTGGTAACCTGAAACATGCTTGAAGCACCAGTAAAATCAAGCCCTACAACATCTTGACCTTGTCCATTTAACCATACTGAAAAGCGTCCGTCAGAGATTGTCTGAAGAGTTGACAAAAGCGCTGCCTCGTCATTAATAAAACCGCCTACTAACCTAGCAGAAAAAGCATTAGTTCCAGCACCTGTACCTTGGTATCCATATACTAATCTACCACCAGCAGAAACAGCATTTGGCTTAGTTCCGAAAAAAGATTGAGCAAAATCATACTCAGCACCAATAGTGCCGAAAGCTGCGCCTACAGATGCTAAGTCTGTAAAAGACATTGTTCTGTTATCTTCATCGAGGCCGATAGCATCGTTACGGGTAATTAAACCAACAACGTTTGCGTTATCTGCCTGTAGTAATGTAGCACCTTCATTAAGTGATACATTAATAATATTAGCTAAATTTATTGACATTTTAAATACTCCGAGTATTATTTGTTTTCGATTAAAGTGTATTGAAGCTCGTCAATGCGCCTCGTACTTATTTCCTTTTGCTTATTATATAACAAACTAAAGGAAACATCAAGCCTATTAACGTAGGTATCTGAAGATAATAATTTTACATCTATTATCGAGTCTGCTTTCAATACGGTTATTTGAAGTTGGTTTTGTAAGTCATAAGATAACTGATCTGACTGCATCAATATAAAGTCATTAGCTAAATCATAAGCATCCACCCCATAAAAAGACAAGGTAATCTCCTGTCTGTATTTAACGCTATGCATCATTACTTCAGCATCTCCGTCAAATTTCTTTCCTTGTGTAAGTCTTTGTGCAGGCCCTAAAGCATCTACCGCTATATAGTTGTCTGTTGAGTTTTCTAGCTCTTCGTCTGACCTACCAATTTTTATTAGTTGCTCATCATGAGATAATAAATCTCTTATGTACTTTGCAACGCTTATTAATACTTTGTTCATTATGCCACTCCCGGGATTGGTTGCTTGTACTCTTCAATAACGCAATTATAAAAGCCGTAATCTTTAAAGTCAGAGTACTGAAAAACCTTGTAGTTTTTTCCTTTGTATTCAATAAAGTCATTGTTATCAATAAATACAGGTGAGCGTACCTTGTAATACTCCTTAGAGTAATCAACAGTGCCTTTATTTAATGTAGCTGGGTTTTGGCTAGTTATGATGCATTTATGGACGTCAGACGTCGCCACGCTCGTTTTTACAAAGTCAACAGTTGTGGTTGATACTTTGTAGATTGTTAGCGGTTGCTTAAAGCATTCGAAGTCATTAAAGTGACCATCAAAAATATTTATATTCATTCTTTATCTCTAACCTCGTATGTAACTGCTCGCCTAAGTGATCCCGTATCTATTAGAGGTGCGGAAGATCCTTTTGCGTTTTTAGTTGATTGCTTAATGTCTGGCCACTTGCCGTAACCTTTGGTTGTAAAAGCTTCTTTTGATATGTTTTGAGCAAATACGCCAATTAGGCCTAAAGAGTCGTCGACGCTAGCGCCTTCCTCCAAGATCCTTTTGTATTGTTTTTCTATGAATCCATTAATGTCTTTGGCCTTCTCTAAAAACGGAACTCTTAAGAATGAGCGCTTAGGGATAGTGCTAGTTCCGAACTCATGAAAAGTGGCATTCTCAAGAACGTTTATGCCACTCTCATATATTTTTGACGTTGCTGTATCTTGCGTAACACCTACCGCAACATCTCTCTTGTTGAGCTTATCTAAACTATCCTCTAATTGATCTAAATGCCTAAGCATCTCATTTGGTGACAGGTTCATACGAAGAAGCCACCTATACGACTCTTAGTAAGCATTAAGTAGTTTTGGCCATACTTAGTAGTAGAAAAGAAAAGGCTCGTCTCTGATTGCCCTTGTGGTTGCGAGAAAGTAACAGATAGGCCGTCAGCGCTTTTAGATGATATATCTTTTGTAGGCGCAGCGGATTCGCTTGTTTCTCTTACCATTAAGTGGGCCAAAAGATTAAGTATAATCTCTTGCGAGCACGTACCTGCTTTGTATGGTAATCCATAATAGCAATGATAAACACCCTCTAAGCTTGGTAACTTAGCATCCACCACTACAGGATCGAACTCAGGGAATCTTGTTTTAAAGTCATCTATAATAGCCATTGGTTAGCCCTTAGTTTTCTTTAAGATACCTATTTTCAATGCGCGTTGAATAACCTTGCTTTGTCTAGCATCTTTAAGGTACTTGGCGTCAATTTCTTTTTCTTCGCCCGGCTCTAGTACGTCATTGCATACAACAAGTTTTCCGTTTCGCATATTCTTAACGGTGATTGTTTTTGGTTTTGTTGCTCTCTTTTTCTTTGGAGCTGGGGTAGATTCTTCAGATTTTGACAAATCAACTTTAGCTTCAACTTCTTTATCTTCGATTTCTTGAATTTTTTCAGACATTTTGATTACCTTTGTTTGTTTATAACTATTACTATTTATAACATAAAGAAAAAGCCCCGTCAAGGGGCTTTTGAAGTGAGGTATATATTATGAATTAATACAGCTAAATTATAGTAAATAAAGAAAGCCCTGTCAAGGACTTTCTAAAATTATTATAAACCTGTAAGGATTCGACCAGCTTTCGGCTCGTATAAATCAAGACCAGCGATGCGGTATTGAGATTCAGATTCGAACTTGAAACCGTGTTGGAATACAGGAGCGAAAGTGATTGGCTGTGGAATACGTGTAACCATAGCTTCGTCGCTTGTAGAGAATGCAACTACAACGCTTGCTGCTAGTTCGTCACTGTCACACTTATTAGAGCTTAAGAATTTAACCTCTGGGAAGTTTTCTTTAAGCGCAGTAAGTACAGTTTTTGAACCGCCAGCAGTATCTAAGATAGTTTTAGCAGCGATGTTTTTAACACGCGTTGGCATGATAACAACGTTAGCTGAATACTCTTCGATATCTTCAACGTCTGAGTGTTGGTCAGTAATTAATACTGAAATCTCATTATAAAGATCTTCGCCAGATGCAGCGGCTAAGGTAGCAGCGTCATCAGATGCAGCAGATGCAACGAACTCACTGTTGTTTAATAGACCTTCAGAACCAGCTTTACCAGTACCAAATGCGATTGTCGCATCAACTTCACGTTGATAAACTTTGTTGTGAGCAGCTACAAACTTTTCAACTAAGTTGATGTTTGATAATGCAGCTTGTTGAACTTCAGTAGTAGTCCAAGTAGACTCAGCAGATTTAGCAACAACTTCTAGTAAGCTAGAATCGTTAGATAAAGAGATTTTACCCTTGTTACCAGATTGAGAGCCAGCGATTTGGTAACCACCTTCTTCATTAAGACGCAACGAACGCACCGCTTCAGCATAACCACCAGTGTTGTCAGCTTGAAGACCAGAGTTTAAGAAAACCAACTCAGGGTATTTTTTCTCAAGTACTTTTTGATTGACAGCAATTAAGTCTTCACCTAAAGTAAGGCCCGGAGCAGCGTCATTGAATGCCGTGGCAGATGCTGTTAGTGCTTTGATTGACGCGATGTTTAATAGATTTCCAATTTTCATTTTTTTTACCTTTTAAAAATTAATTTGAGTAACGCAGGCTATTAACCTACGTATACTAACCATACGCCATCTTGTGTAGCGGTTACAGGCTTCTTCTCTTGAATGAATTTAGCAGAAGTTGCTAAATCAGTCCCCGTTGCTGTTGCTTTACCATCGTCAGCATCGCCCGCGTTAGATACGAAAACGTCGCCGTGTACTGCTGGAGCTTCATCAGCTTTTACAGTAACTGTTACTAAGCCTTTATAAGCGTACTCAGAATAAGACTGAACTACATCAGGAGATAGAGCAGCTGGGAAAGATGCACCTAAGTCACGTAATGCAACACCAACTAATTCTGGATCTGCTGAACCGTCAACTTTTTCTAAGCTGCCCGCTTCGAACTTCACAAACAAACCAGCTTCCAAGTCGCCAAACTCTTGAGCAGATAAGATTACAGAAGCTTCACGATTTTGAATAACACCAGCGCTAATTGCTGGAATCTCACTTGTTAAACCTTTTGAAAATGCCATTTTATTTTACCTTTTATTTAAGATTATAAGCTATTTTGAATATTATAGCTCTTTATCATACAAGCTGTCAAGGCCTGTATCAACTTTTTTGTCGCCAAATGTAATATATTTGTCAACGCTTTTCTTTAGCATCTTGAACGCCACTGGCAATTCAGCATCTGCAAAAGATTCTTTTGATTGCGTAGCGATAGCATCACGCATAATTTGGTTAGCGTCTTTATCAGCAAACACATAACCAGCATCAACGAAGTCGCGAGCCTTCTCGATAACAGAAACAATCTTACCCGTCTCAGCATCTACCGCCGCTTTAACTGCATCAGCAAACTCTTGAGTATCCTTGAAGTCAATAGCTGCATCTTTCATGCCCTGCTTGTCTTCGTCAGAATCTTCGCCAGCTTCTTCGTCAGTAATTTCTTCTTTATCAGCTTCTTCGTCAAGTTGCTCTTCAGCCGCTTCTTCTTCAACAACTTCTTCAACCGCTTCTTCAGCAGGTGATTCATTGTCGCCGTCTTCTTCAGGCATAACACCTTCAGACGCTGCAATTAATTCTTGTAACATTGGCATGATTTTTGCAACTTCCTCAACAGGAACTTTACGAATTGCTTCAGGTAATTTTGTCATCACCTCGACAATCGTTTGCAAATCAATTTTGCCGTCTTCGTCAATAAATTTAAATTTCATATCTTGCTCCGATACATTTGGTTTTCTATCAATAAAACTACACATATCACCACAACGCCCAGCTGGGACAATTGCTAGATGGTGCGGTACAATGTCTTTTTGCTCGAAGTCATAAACTTCATGCTCGACTAGGTCAGCAAAATAACCTAACGAAAGTTCGCGTTTTTCTTGCGCGGTTTCTTTTAGCTCGTCAGATAGTTTTACTTTATTTTTGATCGCAATAGTTGCCACGCCGTTTTCGACAATATCAATCATCTCTGATTGCGTAACAGTTCCGCCGTCTTTAGGGGCAGGGCTGCTTAAGTCGATATGCTCATTTGTTACAGCGATGCCTTGCATTTTCATTGCTGCGTTAGCAATGGTCGCAGGGCTGCGGTAGATGGTGAACACTTTGTCAGCTGGCGTCATGCCAATCTCAGCACCCAAATACTCTAAAACGCCATCACGGACAGATATAGCCGTTTTAGCGCTAGGGTCATAGGTTGCTAAGTCTTTAAACTTTAAGTGCATCATTAGTTCCTCAAAAATATTATAATGATTATATATGTTTTTTTTGCCATAGTCAACAGTTTAACACTATGACTGTTATTTTGCAAGAGTATCCGCTGCGCGGGGCTTGTTTTATTTTGTCTAGTGTTTTATCCATTGGTTTAGTAACGATGTTGATTTAATGGATAGCTTATAATAAAAAATAAAAGAAAGTGAGCGGAGCGAATTAAGTAAGTGCAACGTTTTTGTAAATATTGTATATATAGGGTGTCACAAAACGTTGCACTTTAAAAGTGTGAACTTTTTCACATTATTCTTCAGGTATGATCATTTTATAATCACAGCGACAATTATAATCTACCCCGGGAAGTAACGGACGATCATCTGATGAAATTGGCAAACCTTTACTTAAATCAAACTCCATTCCATCTCTTTTAGCATGACTAACACGAACGCGCTCATCTTTTGATGTAACCCAAATAGCTTTTTTAATACCTAGATTTTGCGCACGAGTTTTACTAAGCAAAGAATTAAATGTACTAACTTGAGTACGAGCAACCATCTTTGCGCGTGTCACTCTTTTATTTGTAAGTACGCCAAATTCTTCAATAATCTCATCGATACCTTTGCCTTGCGCCATACCTCGAAGAGTATCAGCGGTAAACTGATTTAATGCATCGTCACGTAACTTGGTAGCCCATTCAGCTGTTTCCAATATCAATGCATTAGTTTGAGGTTTTAATGCCTCTGCGGCTGATAGACGGCTTTGACTAATGCCAGTAATGTTTTCAACCTTACTATAGAAATGCTCAGCGTTTTGCTTCTTAACCTTTAGTAAAATATCAGTAACAATTTTATGTATACGCTTATCAGAAAAGCGCTTTAGCATCATGCGGCGAGATTTTCTAGATAATGATAAAAACACCTTAGCATAATTACCAACCTGCGCATCTTTAAATTCTACTCCATCCACCACAACTGGCACGCCCTTTGCATTATCTTCGAATTTCTCAACCGTACCCTTGTTTAATTTCTTGAAAGTATTGTTTTCAAAAGTCTTGGCCATGCCTTCAATCATTGCTGACAAAAATCCCTGCATCTTTCTCTCTAGTGAGCGAGACGGCTGAGCCGTCTTCACTTCCATTGGTCTAACTGCGGTTATATTAAACTTCGCCATCTTCGTCACCTTTATCGGTTTCTTTGTCGTGGTCGATGTCGTCAAACATTGATGCAAAATCATCTTTAGGTATAACGCCCTTCTCTTCTAAGTATAAAGCATGGTCTTGCTGCATACTATAAAGCTTAACGGCGTTATCAATAACCTTTGATTCGTACTCTATGCGATTAAGAGGTGTTTCGCCTTGATTATCTTTAAATTGTACTCCATCAATACCAAAAAGCCTACAAAGCTTTTGTAGAGGCTCTAGTAAGTAATCACTCTGAAGCGTCTCTATCGTATCTTGGAATACTCGCATCTCATTATCGCCAGTACTATTAAGGCCTTTTACGTTCTCGCCAATAAGTATAGCCAATGGTATGCCAGTAACCATAGCTAAACGCCTTAGCGTAATGTTATCAGTTTCTGAAAGATTAGATAGGTTTTGTTGCACAACCTCCACATCATCCTCGCTGTCTATAACGCCAGCTCCGTAAATATTTCGAGCATCTTCAAGCGTACCAAAGTAAGACAATATCTCTGACTCTCGGCCTTGCGCTATCGTTTCTTTAAATCCGCTTATCTTATAGAATAGCGTTGAACTCTTTTCCAAAATAGAAGGCGTAGCGCGTTGAACAACGCTATCGGCGATAAGTTGAGGCAGGATAATTTCAAACTCACTCATGCCGCCGTATTTGTATTCAGGTAATTCGTGATCGCTCGGCTTAACATACGTAACATCTAACACGCGTGTGTGGTGGATACTTTCACCGCGAACACTATAAACATTAGGCTTTAAGAATCTGTTACTAAGTAAGTTTGTGTCGTACGACGTTACACTAACCATATCGCCGCTGAATGCTTTTAGTCTTGTCGTCTTGATATCAAGCTTGGCTTTTAGTGGCATGGGTTTAGACAAGTCGTCCGTTCCTTCTGGCATGATAACGATAATACCGCGCCCAAATCCTACCATGTATTTCGCTGCATCTTTAAAGGTAGGGGCGAGGTAGGTGTTGAACTCTTCCATGTCGTGCGTGCGCTCGAACTGTATTGTATCGTCTAGCGAGTATCCCGCCTTAAGTCTAACAATTTTTGAGCCTATGCCAGTTTTATAAATAGCCCTAGCAGCTGAATCGTCTAGGCGTGGTTGTTGCGCAACTGCGTTAGATGCTAGCGCGTTGCGTCTGTTTGTAAGGTTACTAAATAGGCTTTGAATGCCGTCTATAAATTTCATGTTTTACTTCCTTAAAGTAAAGAACCATAATCTGTGAATTTTCCGTCTGTTTTGATTAGCGGACATAAGGCGTATCTTATTGCATCAATGTAATGGTTATCCGCGTCAATTATATCAGTAAGCGGATCGCCCCCCTTATTGCTTTTATACCTGTAGTTAGCCATTTCGCCTTGTACTTCTGTGCAGTCAGGGTGTACAACTATCTCATCGAACGCCTTCATGAAATTAATACCATCAACGATCGAGCCTTTCCATTTGTCTACGCCTATTATACGCGATAAGCCATGTCTTTTCAAGTAACTTATTGATTGCGGCGCTGAAGAGTCGGCGCGTATTGACTGGTCGTTAAACTCCGGTATCTTTTTCTTTACGTGTTTAGCGGTAGCATCTAACTCAACTCCAACCCCGCCAGCCTCTTTTTCTACGTATAATTTATTGTTATTTGTTACCCATACTTTTACGGCGGCCATAGGGTCTTTTGAGAAGCCAAAGTCTAAGCCATGATAAGGGCCGTCCCATGTTCTTCTATTTGGTTCTAATGTATCCACTCTCCATTTACCGCCAAATACTTGGTCGTCTGTGCGTGTTAGATGGTGGCCAAGCCAAATATTAAGATACTTGTCGAAGTCAAACTTCTTTGCTCTCATTGCTGACTTGATAAGGGCAGCCGGACAAAATGGATTATCTTCAAAGTTAACGTGCGATAACATAAAGTCATCATCACCCTCGCCATTCGCAAAAAACTTATCAACCGCGTCGCTCTCAACGTAAGGGTTCCAGCTAAACCAAATTTCGGCGTTGGGGAAGATGGAGGATGATCGGATCGTTGGCTCCAATACCTCTAAGCTTCGCTCGCTCAATTGCTGAGCCTCTTCCACCCATGCTATATCAAAACCTTCTAGTGATTTGATAGCGCCAGCCGTATGGTCTTTCAGGCCTCTGAATATAATCTTACCTACTCCGCCTATTCTGAATATACCTTTGTCGGTAATCCTAAACATAGAAGATACACCAAGCTCGTCAATCTTATCGACGAATAGCGTTTTGGTTGAGTCGGCGGTAGATACTGCGTGCTCACGAACTGAAACTATTTTAAGCTCTGGATGTTTTACCATCAGTATGATACCGAGTTCGGCGAAGAAGTGGGACTTGCCCGATCCCCTTCCGCCCTTTAGGCCTTTGTACCTTTTAGGGGAGAAGTAAGGTCGTCCCCATTCTGGTATCTGTAGTTGCTTTCGTGGCATGATTAATCCCTGTTAGTAGTCGTGCTTGCCGTTATCGTCATCATCTTCCACATCGGGCGCTTTGGCCTCTATAAAGTTAATGTCGAAGCCTGTAGGCGTCATTGAACCGTCTGAGCTTGTCAAATCTACTTCACTCTTCTCTCTAAAGCCTGCGCGAGTCTTGAGCCAAAATATTTGTGCTGATACATTGCCATCAATTGCTTGCCTATATAACGCTCCACCAATGTCGGCATTGGCTGAAGCTGTTGCTAGGTCTAGATCGTCCCTGTAATGCTTTCTGAGCGTCTTGGGGTCGATGCCTAATACTCTGGCTATATCTTCTTGCGGCGTGCCTACCATAGCGTGCATAGCTACCGTGTCGCGCTTTGCTTTGGTTGGTTTGTGTTCTGGCTTTCCTCTTGCTATCTTCTTAGTAGCTTTTGGCCTGCCCTTTGTTACTCTTTTAGTAACCTTCGGTTTGTCTGTTGCGGTTGATTTTTTATTTGTCATCTTTATAACCTCAAAGTGTTTCTTTTATTTTATCACGTTATAATAATTTAATCAATAAAAAACCCCTTACAAGTAAGGGGTAAAAGTATAAGGTATTTATATGTTATAAGTATAATAATATTAAGTGAACTTAATGTCAAGCTTTATTTTATTTATTTTTTAAGCCCCTTTCGGGGCTTTTGTTTTTATTCCATTAGGTTTAGTGCTTTATCTTGGTATTTTTCAATAGCTTTCATTACGTCAGCATCTAACGCCGCCTCTACCTCTCTATATAGGTTGTAAGCTTCAAGTGTTTCTTGTGTTGTTTCTTTGTTTACAAAATCAAACATCTTATCGCTAAGTACTTCGCCACCTTCAATTGCGTTGATGTGTTCGGTGTATGTTTTGATAATCTCAGAATTATCCATATCTTCTAAATGGTCTAATAATAATTCATGAAAATAATCAGTGTCGCAATTTTTTGAGTCAGTCATTTGCTCAAGTAGTTGGCCGTTACAGTTTAAAAACTCATCTTCAAGAGCCAAACCATTATTTGGATTAATTTCTTTATTAATAAAGATAACCTTAAGCTCTTCAGCTGTTAGCATGTCGAAAACATTTTCTCTTGTTCCGATTTTACCTAGTTGGCTTTGGATTTTGTTTATTAAATTATTCATCTTATTTTTACCTTATTTATTTTAGGTTAGGGCCTTTCCCCTTCCTTATTATTAATAATACTAAATACCGGATATTAATACAAGCTTTATTTTAAATTACTTTTAATTATTTCATAAAAACTTTTAAACGAGCCGGGGCCATATATAACATGATCGAACTCGCCAACATCTACCGCCGCCGCTTTCTCGTAACCTTCAATTATTTTTACGCTTGATTTTTCATTGTGCTCAAAAAGCTCTTCACGCAACGGCGTAGCCTTTGGTAGTAGTATCAGTACTTTGTTAGCCATCCTGCCGTTGATTAGCCTTAGGGCTGTTCCTGCGGTAGATTCTAGCGTGTTAGGTGTGTGGTGATTATCTGGGATTCTTATGGATATTAATTTCATTTTATTAGTCCTTATATTATTTTAGGTCAGGGCCTTTCCCCTTACTTATTATTAATAATACTTAATATTATTTTTTTTTACAAGTTTTATTTTAAATTATTTTAGGTAATGAAAAGCCCCGAATGTTCGGGGCGTGGTGGATGGTTGTTGTTCTTGGGTTTTTTCAAATCTACTTAATAAATCAATTATCATCTGTCTCTTTTCCTCATCTTTACTATTTAAGCTTACAATTTCATTAGAAAGTATAAACCCATCCCGCCCGAATCTGTCGGACATATACTTACACAGCTCATCGCAAACGTTGGCTGTGCATTCTATATTGTATATTGTCCTAAACTCATCTAACTCAACTTTAACCTTAATTCTTGTTGTTGAGTATTCGACATCATCGTCATGATAGCTAGTCACGCCGTAAGTAACTTCTGATACTAGTGGGTGCTTTCTTGCTGCATTAACATTAAATGCCATTAGTTTTATTTTTTCATTAGCTTTGTTTGTTAGTCTTTTGCGTACAATATTTATTATATTGTTGTTATTGTACATACTTAACTCACCTGATACGTGCTTTTTTAATTCTGTGGATATGTTCATAATCTTATACCTTTTGTTTTTTATTGCTATAGCAAGCCCTAAATCAAGGGCTTGCGGTAGATTCTTTCTTTATAGTCGGGAATTATGATCGCCCCTTCTCGCGCTCTCGCTTGCGCCTGTGGCGTTGGATTGAGTTGAGTACGTCTTGTATGCCTCGCTCCTGTTTAATCGCCCCTGATGCGTTACAAGTTAAATCAACTATCGTTGACGCGGTGAGGTGGATGAGGTGGTAGATTCCGATACCAATGGTTGCGCCTAATGACATTGCTAATATCAATGCCACTGGCCAAACAAATAATAATAAACTGTATTCCATTATCTTTTATCCTTTACTTCTGGTCGAATATCTGAGCAGTTGCAGTCTAATGCGTCAGCAAAGAAAACGAGGTTGTTGAGAGAGATAGGGTAGTGGCCATTTAAGTACAAAGCAAACTTGCTTTGACTTATGCCAATTGACTCCGCGAACTCTGATTGAGTTGTTTTTCTTTTTTCTTTATGTTGTAGCCATATTGACTTTAGGTTGTTGGCTGCTCGTTGGTCTACTGGGTTAAGTGCGTTTTTCATTTTGTTTTACCTTTGTGATTATGGAGGGCTTAGCCCTCCTGTTTAATAATTAAGTTAATTGGTTGATTAAATATTCTGCTTGCTTCTCTGTCTGTACTCTTACTTTTTGCACAAACAAACCGTGTTTTGAGTTCTGATCGTGTCCCTTAATGGTAATTATAAGATTAAAATAATCACCTTGGTGTTTGCATATAACCATAGGGCACGAGTTGTGGCGGATGAAAAAGATTCCGTCCAAGAATGATTTAACCATAACAGGTGAAGCGTCTGCAAGTATCATTAATGACTCTGCGAACTCTGTAGCAAATTCTCTGTCGTGAAAATAAATAACTTGCTTCATTGAATTATCTGTTGCGATGATAACATTACCATCTTTTGTTACTAACGTGGCCGCCAAACTTTCCTTATTGATATAGTATACATCAAACGATTTTGATACAGGGTTGAAATATTTAAAGCTAACAGTGTTTTCGTTTTTAGTAATTTGAGTGTTCATAATAGTATACCTTCTTATTAATTAATATTGTGTACCCCGTTGGTACATTATTAATATAACTAAATATCAAACACATTGCAAGTCTTTTTTATAAATAAATTAAAATAATTTCAAAAACAGCTATCAGGTTGACAAATCCAATGGAAACACAACAAAAAAGAAAAACAAAGTGAGCGTAGCGAATTAAGTAAGTGCAACGTTTTTGCAATTACTATATATATAGGGTGTCACAAAACGTTGCACTTGATATCACAAAACGTATTATTTTGCCTAAGCATTGATTTTAAACGACTTTATCCACCTCGCCAAGCATTTTTACACGCCACCAGCGCCAAAACACAAAAAAGGGCGATTCATAAAAAATCACCCTTTAAATTACTAAAATGGTATGCCCTATAATATCATTTATGCACTGAATAAGGGCCTCCAAATATTCTAGTTTCTGCTAAAACAAGCTTCTTTGTGTCTTCTTTAGCATGATCGATCATGCTAATTAGTTTATTCAAATCTACCCCTTTAGGGTTCTGTTTAAACAAATCTTCCATTCGCTTTATGGTTGCTCTGTTGCCATCAATAGCACTTGATAACAACTCCCAATTTTCATAATGTTTGTTGTCCATTTTATGCCACTCCGTTGATTGCTAGGATGATTGTTGCGGTAGCTGTCATAATTAATGCAGATACTGCTAGTACTTCACTAAGTACGCGCTGTTTGTACTGCTTCATTATAATTGCATTTGCTTCAGCGTCTTGCTTCTCTTTGCGCTTCTTAGTGATAGCGATTTGCTGGTCTACTGGTAACATACGGAAAGCTACTTGTTTTGAGTTATTTGTTTGAGTGTTCATAATAATATACCTTATATTTTAGTTAATGGAGGCGGACTTTCCGCCTTCCATATTTGTATTATTAAATAATCTTAATTAGATTGCAAGTGTTTTTTTAAATTAATCTTAATTTATAGCATTCTTTTAGATTATTTATCATATCCACCACCTCTTCCACATGATCGTACATCTGAAGATAATAATCAAAAGCACAAAAACTTTTATCATTTACAATATCTTCAAAAATTCTTGTTATAGATACCATATCATAAACCTTAAGTTTAGATGTAGGTAACCACTTATTAAGATAGTCTTCTACTTCAAATATATTTGCAAAATCCTTTTCCTCATCTAACACACCATTACAATATGAAGATGAACTATAAGTAAAAACCCCTCTGTCATATTTGCCAACAATAACGCACTCAGACGGCCCGTTAGTAACTTTGCCTAATACTGCGTTTATCATATTGCATCTCCTATAAAGCTCGTATCTATGCGTTGTGTGCGCTTTCTCGGCGGTATGATCGCATCAACCTTCATGCACATCAAAGGATGATCTAACTCAAGCTTTTGGCAGTCTTTAAAATTAAATGACTTTTTGCTCGTCATGTGTTTAAGCTCATCTATCATTGCAATATGTACCCAGTATATCTTGTCCATTGAGCCAAAACATACCAGTAGCCCGGCTGTCGCATTGTGCATGCCATTGCTCTCAATAAAATCATTAATCTTTTTGATGTCTTTATATTGAGATATGTCTTTAAATGCCAGTGAGCTTTTTCTGTGTTTAAGTTCACATACTACAAACTTTGTTCCGTCGAATACAATACAGTCTGCAACGTTCTTTATCGTAAAACGTCTTTGAGATGTTTGCTCGCCTTGGTAACCTGCATCGCGAAGACGTATAATTAATACGCCTTGCTCATCGCAGGCTTGCTTGAACCTTTGTTCAAATGCTTTACCTGTCATTGTTTTCATTACTTCACCTTTGCTTCTAGTTTTAGAATTAGATTACCCTTACGCTCGTACGTATTAACCCTGTACGTCATACCTTCTGGCGCTACTTTAGTTTTCATAAAGTCTCTGACGGTATCTGTGAATATTTCAAAGCTATCGTCGACAATATCTTTAACGCCTTTTGGGATTGTCATAGTAGCATGTAGTGTTTTTTCGTCCCACTCAAATGTGTTTGATGCTAGGCCCTTACCTGCAAAGATATCAAAGAAAGTGTTTTGGTCTTTAAACTCTTTATGTAGAACTTCAATTAATGTTTGTTTATATTCTTTCATCTTATTTTCACCTTTATTTATTAAGATATATTAATAATACATAATATTATTGTACAAGTCAAGGGGCTTTCACCCCTTTTTGATTATTTTCCTGCTACTTGTGTGTAGTACTTCTCAGCTGTTTCGTTTTTAGTTGCGATGTAGATATATTTGCCTTGCTTTCTCATTCCGCTATTGGCAGGCTTCTTAAGCCTAAACGCTGTTACAAGTATACTAGATATTGTTTTCATTGGCGTCTTAGGGCATAAGCTACAGTCTTTAAAGGCGATATCAAAAGCCGTTTTTGCTGGCATACTCATACCTTTGTTTATTTGTATTTTGCCTTCATCGATAAACTCTTGAAAATCTACCGCATCTTGTTGACTGTAAGTTCCAAAGTCGTTAGCATCAATGCCAGTTAATTCAAAGAACTTTTTAAACATCTCTTGCTTAACAAGCTCTTCAGTTGTTTTTGCTTTAAGGTCGCCGTCTCTTGCGATAATCATGTTTTTGATTGTAGTACGGCCTTTACCTTCAGCATCGAACTCCATAAGTTCTAAGTCAATATCAGTAACATTATATGAGCTACGAATATTATAGCTTTCTAGCTTATTTTTTGCATCCTGTGAGTTATATTCACCAATGTCTCTTAGGCTTGTAGCTTCTTTGCTATCAATTTTAGGAGCGTTGATTACATTGTTACGTCTCATCTCCTTTTCTTCGTTGCTACCTTTACGGCGTGATTTAGCGCCTTTCTTTTGCTTCTCTTCGTTTTCCTTTATGTACTCAACTTTATAGCCAAGCATCTCGAACAAACA